TTTGACTCACCGTATTTATTTATCAAATTTTTTCTTTCATCTTTAAATTTTTTTACTTTTTTTTCATTAATTTTTACATTAGTTCCGTAATTTCTCAATGAATTTATTAACATGATTCGACCAGATAGTGGAGCTCTTGGTAAGTCATATGGATTATTTTTTTTAAAAAGTTTATTAAATTTTGTCAAATAATTTTTTTCATATACATGATTTATTTTTCCATTTGTAAAAAAAACATCGCTCACCAAATATACAGGATTTTTCATGTTTTTTAATTTATTTTTAAAATTATTTGAACCTACATGAACAGTGTTATTACTATTATTTGAATTGTATTTAAATTTTTTGACACGATTTTCAACTTTTTTCATTTGAGACATCATTTCACGCATTCTTTTTTTTGCGGCGATTGTATTTGGACTGAGTGTCATGTTAATATTATTCAATAAAAAAATATTCAGTATATATAAATGGCTGGTTCATTGAGACCAAGGGAAACAAAGAAAAACAAATTCCACTTTGGATATATTATTCTTATTGTCAGTATTATTATTCTCGGTGGTGCTATTGGATATGTGTTGTTTGAAAAGAACAAGAATTATTAATATAAAAAAATAAGTCATTAATCACTTAATGATAGAAGTATACACAGACGGTAGTTGTCTTCACAACCCGGGTCCAGGTGGATGGGCAGCGGTTTGTAAGGACAAATTTACTTTGAAAGGTGGTTTCCATACTTCTACCAATAATATTATGGAAATGACAGCTGTTATTAAAGCCCTCGAGGAATGTATAAAAATTGGAGAGAAGGAAATAACTATTTATACGGATAGTAATTATGTTAAATTGGGAATAACTCAATGGATAAAAAGATGGAAACACAATGGTTGGAAAACATCTGTTGGTAAGCCAGTTGCAAATATGCCCCAATGGATTAAGATGGACACCCTTTCACAACAATTGGATGTTGTGGAATGGCGTTGGGTAAAAGCGCATAATGGAAATCCAATGAATGAATTGGTTGATAAATTGGCTAGGGAATGCGCAACGGCTAATGCATAGGATAACCTGAACCTGGAACTTCTTCTGGTTCTGGACAATTTGATATTTCTGGGCATACACATGGAACTGCATATCCTTCTGAGTTGGCAAACAATAGTGGAATCCTGTCATTTGGACCAACAGAGTTATTTGCAGTAGTCGGAACAGGCACACTTCTGTATGGGAATACCATATACATTGCACCGTCTACAAGTCTCAATATATTATATGTAAGTGCATAGACTCTCAATTCTCTTCTATATAAACCTTGTGGAATTAAATTTACTTTAAACATTTGATTGTTTATAACACTAAAATTTCTTTGTCCCGTTGGCAATGATTTTTCTGGTTCTGTCGCGAATGAGTACGAATAAAACCTCCTACTCATTGGTGTTCTTTTATGATGAAGTCCACTTTGAATAGATTTAAGGAAGAATGTTCCACCTGAATCTTCGTTCAATACAGTTTCATTATCTAAAATCATTTGCATGTCATAAATGTGTTCATAGAAACATACATTAGATTGATAATCTACTTCTATACCAATGTTGTCGTAATTACATGCAGGTAAAATCATTTCATTATTGAATCTCAAACATTGGAAAACAAAGTAAAGTTCTTTTACGACGTTTACAAAGTTTGTTCTAAATGAATAACCTATCTCACCCAAAGGTATGAGTTGATTTTCTGCTTGTTGGACTTGTGTAAATGCAAAGTCTCTACATGAGTTTGAAACTATATTTTTTTCAATTTCGTCAAGTAAAATGAAATCTGTCACCATTCTAAAATTTTTAATTTCAACTTGTTGAAATGGTTTGAGAGAATCAGTTTTCACATGATAGTCAACATTGTAAAATATTGATTCACCATTTCTAGAAATTGCCACACACACCTTTGTATCATATTTTCTGTTGACAGGTATTGTATGTGACAATGCGTATATATCACCATCAAAATCATATACTTTGACAGCGGACGCTGTTGTTAAACCTACTATAACTCTTGAACAATTTGCAGATACACCGTAGCGTATATCACTTTCTAATCCATCTATTGTAAATGTTCTACCAGTATCGATTCTTATAATATATAATCTTGAGTTTATGACATCCGATGCGAGAGCAAATCTCCCATCTCCAGATATTTTAACCTGTCTGAGTTCAGCTGTTGGGTCACCACAATCAAGTGTTTTTACTTCAGTTGGATTTTCAATATCTTCAAAGTTTAGAACTTTTATGGTTGAATCTCTGGCACCTACTAAAACGGTTTCGGAATCATCAGAAATAGCTATAGATGTTCCATATCCCACAGCTGTTGTTATTCTTGAAACTTCATCTTTGTTTACATACATGTAAACATTACCAGTATTCTCATCCCCCACGACAAATGTATTAAATTTGGGAACAGTTGCGGTGCTTGTTCCATCGGCAAAGAATTGTGCACCTGTTTTCTTTGATGTTCTTCCACTTGTAATTCTTCTGTCTAATGACACTGATGGATCTGTTTGTTTGAATAAGAAATTTGTTTGAAATCTCCAAAAAGAAACTGCTTCAATTTCAATTAAATCTTTGTTTTCTTTTACATATGCATCGGCATTAATGTTATAAAATTTAAGATTATCTCCATCGAGTGCTAAGATATAAGCGTAAAGACGATTTGTTAGACGAACATGATACCCTAAAATACCTATGCCTCCTATTTTTGTTCCATCATATTCATTGTTGTCTAAATCTGGAATAAACTGAATATCCATAATATTTCTTTGTAAGTTGTAATCGTATGTTTGTTGGTATGGAACAGTTGGAAATTTAGAAAATTTTCGGAAGTTTCTTGTTAAAATAAGATCGTCAAGTCTTCTTGTTTTAATTTCAACTTCTACTTCTTGTTTTTTTAATGCACAAATAGGCAATGCAAGTTCTGGTTTTTTATAAAAATGAAATGGTATGTTGACTACAAACTTTTTTGGTTTGTTAAAATTGATGACACTATATTTTGTCAAGTATTCATCTGTTGAATTTCTAACTAATGTTTTGGCTAATGTTTTTGATAAGCCATATTGTTTTGTTTGGGTGACACTTTGTTCTGAATAAATTTGAAGATAATCTGTTGTCACTCTTTCAATTAATACACCCCCAATGTACAAATCACAATAATCAATAATTGCATGTCCAAGTGAATCTACAAAACCGTGATTAAATAATAGAATTGGGTCAACCTCAAATTCAAAAGAAATCTTTGATAAAAGATCTCCTTGGTCTTGTGGTATTCTAAACCTGATGACTTCATTAAAATCAATGGGTTTGTTTCCTTCCAACTTAATACTTTGTCTGGAAAAATGTGTATGTTTCTTATGCATTTGTGAAAAAAAACTAAACTCTGGATCGTCAGTGAAATATTTATCCTGTTTTCCGATGGATTCAAGCTGAAGACGACCAGCCATTCCTACTAATACCTATTAAAATTTTAATCCTCCAAGACCCCCAGCCACCCTTAATACATTGTAATTTACTGCATAGACTCTTACTTTATTGTCTTTGCTTCTCACATATGTTTTCACTGCTGGTGATGTTCTTCCGTTGGAATATCTCAATGTACTTGCTATTCTACCTTCACTTACATCTGCTTTTGGTAAAACAGTTCCATATACCTTGGGACAGTATAAATCGTTTATGTCAGGGTCAATTTCAATGGTCATCATTTGGTGTGTTATACGACTCATGTTGACTTGGCCTGTTGGATATGCCTTCTCTGGATATAATCCAAAACTGTATACACCAAATTCAGAAGAAGTATTAATTTCAATAAATTCGTTGTGTTTATGTCTGTATTTCATAACTCTCTGTTCTGGAATATTTACATGATGTTCCATTGGTTGGTCATACACCAAGTAATCATGATTTCCGTCAAATACAACTTGATTGTTAAATCTTAATTCAACTCTTTGAATTTCCTGGAAACGGAGAGTATTGTTGTATTGTTTGTATGCATCGTTCTGAACAATAAAAAATAATTCTTTTACTGGGTGTCGAAAATTGAGCATGACAGTTTTTTTAGCGAGTGGGTATTCCATGTTAAACTGTGCCATCTGGACCTGTGTTATAACATAATCAATTGGTCTAGTCATCAAGTAATATCTTTCTTCGTTCATTAAGAAACCAAAACTTGATTCTAGTGAGACACTTCTCAAGACGGATTTAATATCTTCGCCCCATCGCTTTCCTATTCTTCGTCCACCAAAGATGATATCATTAAATTCTTTGAGTTTCAATCTTAATTCAACTTTTTGTCTTTGAAGAGCACACATGGGAATAGACAAACTTGGTTCCCTATAAAAATAAAATGGGAGGTCTAAAATGTAAGTGTTAAAGTTATTTTCATTGTATTCAGGCATAGATGCAGCAACAATTTCATAGACATCATCGTAAGCATCGTCTGTGTGATTATCTAAAAAGTCTCCATGACCATTAATTTTTTTAAGAGCATTCTTAACATCATTTCCGCTGTTGTTCAACTGTTGGTGTATGTAAATGTATTCACCTGTTAATCTTTCAATATGCTGTCCCCCAATGAACAAATCAACATAATCAAGTAATTCAGTACATACAGAAGGAACATATGGAAGATTTATAGTCTGAACATATGAACCCATTTTACCTTTGATTGTTTCTGGAAAGTCTTCATGTTCAATATCATTCATTGTTATTCGAAGGGCAAGGTTTTTGATTAAGTCTCCTTTTGAATATGGAATCTCACAATACAAATCTTTACCCCAGTCCTGAGTTCCAGAAAAGGGCATCTCAACTTGTTCAACAGAAAATTTAGAGTGGCGTTTGTAATTTACAAAAAAGTAAGACATCTGAGGATCTGTTGTGAACCATTGGTCTAGAGCACCTTTCGCAGCAATTTTCAAGGTACCTGACATTACTAATATAGGTGAGTAAAAATTTAATGAATAAAAACAGCGAGGAATATTAAGATGTCTCCAGTCAATCTACAATTGAAGAAATTTGACCCCAAAAAAATGGGAGATGACAGGATATGTGTTTTCATTGGTAAGAGAAACACAGGTAAGTCTTACCTTATCAGAGACATTATGTATCACAAGAAACATATACCAACAGGAATAGTTCAATCGGGAACTGAAGATGGTAATGGATTTTATGGAAATTTTGTTCCCGACTTGTTCATATACAATGAATATGATAAGGAAGCGGTTGAGAGAGTTATTGATAGACAGAGGAAAATTGTAAAAAACGGTAAAAAGTCTTCTTCTTTTATGCTTTTAGATGATTGTATGTATGATAATAAATTTCTAAAAGACACTGTTATGCGTCAAGTTTTTATGAACGGTAGACACTACAATATATTTTTTATGCTTTCAATGCAATATTGTATGGATATGCCTCCCGCATTAAGAGCAAACATTGATTATGTTTTTATACTCAGGGAAAATATAGTTGCCAACAGAGAAAAATTATGGAAAAATTTTTTCGGTATATTCCCAACTTTTGACCTATTTACTAAAACAATGGACGCATGTACAGAAAATTTTGAATGTCTTATATTGGATAATACTGTTAAATCTAATAAAATAGAAGACTGTGTATTTTGGTATAAGGCTAAATACCCACCACCAAAGTTTAAGGTGGGTTCACCTGCTTTTTGGGGTATGCACAAAAAGATGTATAACCCTAAATATGACAGTGCAATTTCTTCAACTCAGGCGATGAAAAAGGCTGGTAAAAAGCAAGTAGGTATAACAATTACAAAGTCAAAGAAATAATTGCGTCAAGTTATTTTTCATAAAACATCTGTACACACCAAATGTCAGGAGTTAATACAATGAATTTGGCAATGAGCGATGAAGGTATGGTTGCATTGGATAATCCATATATTCCACCACCAAATTCGCCAAATTCAAATCCACCTGTGACCGAAACTTTAATGCCACCCAAAGATGAAGAAAAATTACGCAAATTAATGCCTCCAATGGGTGCGAATTCCATAGAAAAAAATGTAGAGAATAAACAAATGACCATGGACTCCACTCCAATTTCTGATTTGGTTGAATCATATAACTCTGGTTCCGCTATTGGTTTGTCTGAACCACCAGCTCCAAGTGCCGATCCACGCATGCAAAGCTTGACCATGACCGCTCCCCAGCCACCAGCGAGCATGGTTCCACAACCAGCTGAACAACCCAAGCCAGTTGCTGAAAACAAAAACCCATTCAACTTGACTGATGATCAAATGGAAGCACTTCTTGTTGGTGTGTGTGCTGCTATTGCCATTAGCAAGCCCGTCCAGGAGAAGCTCGCTTCTTCAGTTCCACGATTCATGAATGACATGGGTGGACGCTCAGCGGTTGGTCTCGCTTCTACTGGTCTCGTCGCGGCGATTGTTTACTTTATTATTCAGCGTTACGTTTTCAAAAAGTAGATTATTTTTGAAAACATATAAATTTATACATTTTTTTTGAAAAATACAAGTTTTTCAAATTTAATTCAAAGCAGCATTGAAATTCATGTTTTCCACTGGGAACGCACTCATGACATTGCTTAGGGTAAGCAATGAGAAGAAAAAGAATCCTAAATACATCATGGCAACCTTGATATTACTCTTTGGTTTTTTACCGAATTCCTTAGTTCCTTTACTTATTTCTGGTGTCACATTCATGAAAGCACCTAACAAGCCACCACTCATGATGATGACAAGGAAAAGGAACTTCCAACGAACAAGAAGAAGATTTGGATCACGAGCAGCAAAGAATCGTATCATTAGTGGAACAACACCCGCCATCCACACAGTGTTATAAACATATCCATCTGAGAAATGTTGGGCCAAAATTGCAAGGTATAAGAAGAACCATGTGAATGACATTTGAATACTTTGCATGTCAATCATTATTTAATCTAATCTAATTCAATATTTTTTTTATTCACCGTCCTGAATATAGGATGAACAGAACCTAGTTTTTGAATTAATTGGTTGGTAAATTCCTAACTCATTACATATATTCTTAAGTTTCTTTGTCTGTTCCCAGAAATTTGAACTATGGCTATATTCATCGACTGTTGAATGTGCTAATTCATGGATGAGAACATGCATTATTTCATTTGGTTCTCCATCTATACACAAACCTATTTCATAACCCTTGTTCGTGTTGTATCCCAAAGTTTTATTAAAAATTTTATCGTGGGCAACAAGGGGTATTTCATTTTCTAAAACTTTAAATTCTTCTGGTCCATTTTTTTCAATGTGTTCCCTGAGAATCCTGTATCGTTCTTTCACAACTGTGAAATTATGAGGCTCTTTTGTATTTATGAAAATGTATATGTTTATAATTATTAACAAAATAGCTACAAGCATCTTATTCTAAAAGGATATTTTTTATAATATCGTGGGATTCCTTTTCGTCAACATCAAACCAAGTTCCATAAAATACTTGGTGTAAGAAATCTGGAACCCCTTCTAAATCAATAGGTATTTCTTTCGCAGGTAATGTCAACCAACCGGACTTAACTTCTTTTTTTACATCCCTGAAGACACCTTGGTCTTGGCATATAACAGGTTTTCCAAAATAGTTTGCCTCCAACATTGGTAATCCAACACCTTCTCCTCGCGTAAATGAAATGACATAGTCGCACAAATTATATAAACTCGCAAGTCTTTCTAATGAAATCTTTTCAGTTATGATTTGAATATTTTTTGTTTGTGTCAAGTCATCTTCTTTGTTTGTCTTAACAATTAATAAATGATTTGTTCCCTCTGCGGCTTTAGCAAAAACTTTTGTGAGAGTAGTCACATTCTTTCTTTTATCATTTGTTCCAACATACAAAAATATTTTTCTTTCTTTGTCCATGACCTTTGGAACAACAAATGGTTTCATTCTAATTAAATCAGATGTATACCAGTTTAGTGATACTGCATTAACTCCATGGGAGACCAATATTTCTTTGAGATAATCATATGGAACAATAACTTCATCAAAAACTTTCATTGATTGTATAATAGCTGGATGAACATCTGTTGTTTCAAACATTGTAAATAATTTAATTTTTTTAAAACTTCCACTTAATTGGTTCTTCCAATGTGGCCAAAGAAGGAAAGTTTCAACGAGTTCGGAAACTGTTGCTGTTCCTTCTTCATCATCTCTTTTTAAACCACAATGTGGTTCCAAAAAAAATCTTCCAATAATTTCTCCAAACATTGTTTTATTCTTCATAGAGTTTTTTGTTTAACCAATAATCCACACGAATGTCTGGTCTATCTGTTGCACATGCGTAATCTAGACCTTCCATGGGACATGATTCAGTTTCAATTGAATGTTCCTTAATGAGGTCTTTTCTCACATATGTGACTTCAAACATTCTTGGGAAATAACCATCGAGCCATGGTTGAAGTGGTGCATTGTTTCCATGAAAGTGAACACAAACAAAATGTTCATTCAATGTTTCAAATACATATTTAATAAATGGTTCCATTCGAATAAATTGGTCTCCCATGATTGGCATGTGGAATTCAATCAAAAGTTGTGAGAAGTTTTTGAGGTATTTTATGGAACTCGCAAAGACATTCCATTCAGAACCCTCAACATCAATTTGAGCCATCAAGTTTGAACTTTCTGTGTGTCCATTTTGTTCAATGTGTGTATCAATAGTTCCAAACTTTTTACCTCCTGCATCATAAAAATTTTCATGAGCCAAACCTTCTTCAAAATAATTTATAAAATGTGGTTTGTTTGTTATACCTTTGAATGGGTCATATACATAACATTCCTTTCCATATCTTTTATTAAAGGCGTTTTCAAAAGTAATATTGTCATCACAACCATATGAATAAAGTGCGTCGTATGAATCATTTTCAAGTTCGGCAACTACATATCCTCCATCTCTTTCTTCACCGAGGCGAAATTTCTTGAGATTTGTTTTTTGTGGAATAACGCATCTCTTAATAAGGCGAGCAACATCAAGAAACTTCTTTTCAAAGTCAGTCATTATAATACTTAAAGTATTGGTTTCTTTAATAGATACAATGGTTGAACTAAAGGATGTTCCAACAATGACATATGCTGTCGAGGTGTGCAATGAGGATAAGGAGCTCTATTCTCTCCTATCATTTCTTGTTAAAGTGAAGGATTCTACAGATGACATTAATATTCTTGTTGATTCCGGTAAAGAGACTGAAGAAGTTAAAAAAGTTTTGGAACAATTCAAGGACTCTATAAGCATTCATTACAGAGAATTCAATGGAGATTTTGCTGCTCATAGAAACTATCATATTGACCAATGTAAGGGAGATTACATTTTCATGATTGACGCGGACGAAATTCCACAAGAACCTCTTATTCAACACATGAAGGAGCCAATTATGAAAACTCAGTGTGATATGATTTTTGTTCCACGAATTAATATTGTTCCTGGTCATACTGGTGAATGGTTGGAAAAGTGCAACTTCAAAATTAATGAAGCAGGGTTTATTAACTGGCCAGATTTCCAAGGTCGAATCTTCCAAAACAAGAGTTCTATTCGTTGGACTGAAACTCTTCATGAAAAGCTTCAAGGGTATGAAAAGGCTATTGCCTTGGAAGCGAACCCATTGAACGCCATGTGGCATGTAAAGTCGGTTGAGCGACAGGACAAGCAAGACCAATTTTATAAGCAATTGGGTTAAAGACATAATACACTAAACACTTAAAGATGTGGTGGCCGTTAATGAACGACGCGATTACTTCGTCAGATAAACAGACACTTATAGACTTTATTAACTCTACTGATAAATACACTAATGGTAA